AAATACACGAAGGCGGCAAAGGCTTTTTGGGACGTGTGCAGGATGCTCGCGGATGAGCGGGACAAGCTGCATAACGCAAAAGTCAGCGGCGCCGGCACGGCGTTCGCTGGACTGCCGGGTTCGGCGGCACGTAACCACGAAGCGAGGAAACAAAATGACCAGACTTGAGAAAATTGACCACATTTGCAGGAGCTTCCCGACGTGGCCGGAGTGGGTGCAAAAGGCGGCGCTGCATGCAATAGGAACTCACGTTGGCCCGGTGCCAGCAGCCGCGACGATAAAAGAAGCGCTCGAAAAAATGGACGATGACGCGATTGACGAGTTCTATAGCGATGTCGAGGACAACGGCGATCTGTTGCCAGCCTCGACCAAGCCGAGGGAACACGTTTCCAGAGCTGACTGCTGGTGCGAGCCGGAGACGAACTACGTTGACCCGGAAACTGGCGCTACGGTCTATGTGCATCGGGAAATCCAGTGACGCCGGCGTCCGCAGATCGCCGATTTAACCCTTTATCAATTCATTCATTTAAGGAGTCACCATGTCACCCGCATCCGCACTTAAATCCATCCGCAACCAGATCGACCAGCTACTCACCGAGCTGGGCAGCGAGCCCGAAGAGATCGCCTTCCCCATCACCATCAGCGCCCCGAAACTCAAGAAGGGCGAAAAGCACATCGGCGTCATCATCAGCGCCGATGGCACACGCCGCGAGCATGTGATCCTGTTGCCCGGCAGCACGGAAGATTGCACCTGGCAGGAAGCCATGGACTGGGCCAAAAAACAGGGTGGCGAACTGCCCGACCGTGTTGAAGGCGCCCTGCTGTTCGCCACAGCCATGAATGGCTTCAAGGAGGAGAGGTACTGGACCCGTGAGCTGCGCGCAGCCAACTCAGTCTTTGCCTGGTATCAGCGCTTCAGCACCGGCACCCAGGGCTACACCAGCAAGAGCATCAAGCTCCGCGCTCGCGCCGTCCGCAGATCGCCCATTTTCAAGGCGGGTGATCCTGCGTGTCCGGTAATTGGCTGGGTTGATCCTATGGGAAAGTTTGAGGAGAGATCATTTTCGTTCAATCCTGAACCTGGATGGACTACTGTTATCCGCCAATCCGACGCCCTAGAGCAATCCGCCAAGCGAGAGGCCGAACTGGTAGCGGATCGGGAGAGATTGCGGGAGGCGCTGAATCGTATTGCATCGTGGCCTGAAGGCGAAACGGTCAGCGGTTCATTTGACGAGCCGGGGTCGGCACAAATTGCCCGTGATGCCTTAGCCGCCACTACCACGATAGCTTTTGAACTGCGCCGCCTGGCAGCGGAAAGGAAATGACATGAAAGAAGTAACTATTACTCGTCGTTTAACAGGGGAAGAAGTAAAGGTCGCTGCAAACTGGACACGGATGACGGAGAAGAAGCCAAAGCAAGGTCAGCGGGTTAGATTTATGCTCATTAATCGAGCATGGCCGCCGAGCACTAAAGCTTGCGGAATTTTCTTTAAGGCGGCAGCTATAAACCGAGATTTAATTGGATTTGACCTTAACCTTCCCGATAGGTTTCTAACGGAACGTCAGGGAACATTTATAGGGGAAGCTCAATTTGTATACTGGACTCCCTATCGCTGGTGGGAAAGGCTGTGGGAACAATTGGTGGCAACAGAAAGGACGGGATGATGCAGTATATCCAGCATTTCTTCCTGTCGGGCAAGCATTTCGGGTCAGCCGCCCGTTCGCCTGTTCTCCGCCGGGTCGGCGTCTTTGCTCCGACCAGTGACCTTTACTTCTGTACTCTCTGTGGACAGGTCTACGCCACCTGCCCGTGTGATCCTCCAACCCACTGGCAATCATACGCCGGCATCTGCAGCCGCCATCCCTACCAAAACAGCATGCAGATTCCCGGTTCCATCTGGCGGGACGGCGACCAAGAGTTCCTCGCCGCCTTGCCCCACGCAGTTCTCCGGCACGAACTCACAGTCCATCTTACCCACACTCAGGAGCTAGCAACATGACCGACACACCATCCTCCCTCCCCGGCGTCAATGTCCTGCTCATCGGACCTACCGGCACCGGCAAGACCCACAGCATCGGCACTCTCGTAGAGACCGGGATTCACGTCCACTTCTTCGCCTTTGAATCCGGCGCGGAAAGTATCCTGGGTTACTTCACTGACAAGGGAAAACCTGTTCCGCCAAACCTCCACATCACCACGGTCAAGCAGGCCTCAGCCTCCTGGCTGGAAATGGCCGACGCCGTGAACAAGGTGAACACGCTGAATTATGACACCCTGAAGAAGATGGTGGACCCCCACCGGAATAAGTATAACCAGCTCGAACAATTCCTCCGCACCTTCAATGATGTGGTGGATGACCAGGGGGTGCATTATGGAAGCGTGGATGGATGGGGAACTGACCGTGCTATCGTGATTGACGGGCTGACAGGTTTGGGCGACGCCACCCTCAAGGCCGTGACAGGCGGCAAGGCGGACCGGGATCAGAAGGACTGGGGGCTGGCCCAGAACATTCTGGAGAACTTCCTCCGCAAGGTCTGTGATGGGTGTAAGTGTCACTTCATCCTGCTCGCCCACGTGGATCGCCAGGTCGATGAAATCCTCGGCGGGGTTAAGCTCATGGTAGCTACGCTCGGTAAGGCTCTGCCGCCCAAGCTCCCGCCCATGTTCTCTGACGTAATCCTCGCAACCCGCCTTGGGAAGGAATGGTACTGGGACACCGCCAATGGACAGGCCGACCTCAAGACCCGCAACCTCCCCATCGAGGCGAAGATCTCCCCTGACTTCAAGCTCATCATTGAGAAATGGAAGAGCCGGGGCGGGAAATGAACTGGGCGGACCTCCAGTTCTGGACCATTACCCTGATCATTGTGGCAGTCGCCCTGTGGGAGCATTACCATGAGTAAAGAATTTATTGGAAACGTAACTGCCTATATTCCGCCGACAAAGTCCGGCGAGAAAGGTAGAAGTAAGATTATTGGCGCGGCCTACAAATCAAACGATGGACAAATCAGCCTCGTCATTGATACCCTCCCAATCCCTCAGTCAGGCTGGCAAGGTTGGTGTAACATTCAACAAGCCACAACCTCTACGCCAACCCCAAGAAAACCCCTCGAGTTCGAGGACGATATACCTTTCTGAATTCAAGCCGACTGGCAGATCGACTTGTCTTAACTCTTCTGCCAAACACTTTTTCATCAACCGTAAGGAGATAGTACCATGTTCGACGCACAATCGTTTCTGGATGCAACCATCAGCGAAGTCAATGAGAAGCGCCCGCCCCTGCCGACGGAGAGCGGAGATGCCGGCGGCCTGTACACCGCCACGATCGGAGAGGTTGCCGCCAAGTCAGGCGACAAGGACGGCAAGCCCTGGCTGTCCATGCTGGTGCCTCTGAAGATTGAGGTGCCGCCGGGACTCCAGGACGCCCTCAAGCTCCCGCCCACCCTCACCATCACTGACCGCGCCTTCATTGACCTGACCGACGCCGGCACTATCGACAATGCGCCAGGGAAGAATCGCCGCCAGAAGTCCTACCGTGAGGCGACCGACCTGAACAAGCCGGGGGACACCTTCTCCTGGCGCCAGCTCACCGGCCGGGTTGTCAAGGTCAAGGTGGACCACGAGCTGTACGAAGGCAATATCCAAGAGCGCATCACCGGCATCTTCAAGTGTTGAGTGAGTAGGTAGTTCGAGTGCAGGGTGGTGAGATCGCCCTGCACTTTTTAGTACCCACTCAAACAGGAAGTAAAACATGAATGAAGTATGGAATCGCGTTAGTGTTAAGGGTGAGAAGGAGTGCTGGCCCTGGCTAGGCGCCCTAAATAATATAGCAGAAATTTTAGCCAAGGCCGCTTTAGGTAGAGTTGAAAACATTCTACGTAAAGTAAAAGAACCAACCTACGAAATGATAAAGGAGTTTTTCCATGGAAATACTGAATTGTGCTGATTTAATTGTAAACGCTGACAGACAGAGAAAGGACTTCGATGAGATACAACATCAAGAATTAATACAGTCTATCAGAAATGTAGGTTTAATGCACCCTGTAATAGTTGGGAGCGATTTTTGCACGCTAATAGCGGGGGAAAGACGACTACGCGCTATTAGAGAGATTCATGAATTGGGGTATACCTTCAAGTTTGAAGGTAAGGAAGTTGAGCAAGGTAAGATTCCTACCAGCTGTCTTTATCTGATGACCGAACTAGAGTTAGAAGAAGCACAACTAGATGAGAATATAAAAAGAAAAGCTTTAACATGGCAGGAGCATGCCGCCGCCGTAGCCCGCCTCAGCCAACTCCGCGACAAACAAGCCGCCCTGTCCGGCAAGCCCACCCCTACCCTGGCGGACCTCACCGCCGAGATCGGCGCATCCCCTTCCCACACCTCCGCACTGGTCAAGCTGGCCCGCAACCTCGACGACCCGGATGTGAAGGCGGCAACCTCTGTCAAGGAGGCAATGAAGATCATCAAGCGGAAGGATGAGAAGCGGGTGAATGAGGCACGGGCTGTAGCGGTCGGCTCGACCTACAACACAGCCTCCCATCGACTTATCCTTGGTGACGCAGGCGAATGGCTTGCCGCCAACTCCACCCCTCAGTTCGATATCATCCTCTCGGACCCGATCTATGGAATGGGCGCAGATGAGTTTGGGGACAGCGGCGGCAGCACGGGCGGCGCCCACTTCTATTCCGACAGCTACGAAACATGGAAGGCCCTGATGCCGCGGCTCCTGTCCGGCGCAACCGCCGCCTGCAAGCCTTCCGCCCATGCCTACCTCTTCTGCGACATCGAACGCTTCCCTGAACTCAAGCAGCTCATGACCGTCCTCGGCTGGGAAGTCTTCCGCACCCCCCTGATCTGGTTCAAGCCCGCCGCCTTCCGCGCACCCTGGCCAGACGCAGGCCCACAGCGCAAATATGAAACAATCCTCTACGCCAAGCGTGGCGGCATGAAATGCCAGAAGCTCCGCGGCGACGTCCTCACCTTCCCTCCCGATGAAAACCTCGGCCATAACGCCCAGAAACCTGTCGCCCTATTCCAGGACCTGCTCGAGCGCTCTGCCCTGCCGGGGATGTCAGTCCTCGATTTCAGCTGTGGCTCCGGCCCGATCTTCCCGGCCGCCCATGCGCTCAAGCTTTTCGCGACGGGACTGGAGATCGACCCAGCCGCATACGGCATTGCCGCCAAAAGAATCGAGGAGCTCGGCTAAATGCACGGCGGCTAAACCTTTCCCTACTGCAGACGCCTTTAGTGCCTTTCCTGTTCTACCACGCCGCTTGTACACTGGAGATAATCATGCCCAATCCTGACCATCCATCAATAATAAACCTTCAATCCTACATGGCCTTGAATCCAGTCAACCCGACCTTGACTACCCTGATTAATAACCTGATCTCTCATACTAGATGGATGGAGTTGTGCGTAGCAAACACCCAGAGACAGATGCAAGACCTCCAGCAACGGCGGGGGATGTGAATCATGTTGCTGCGAATGGGGATGGGACCGGCTCCGGCGAAGATTATGATTGTTGGAGAGTGCTATAATGATATAGAGGATATGCGAGGGGAACCGTTTCTGGGAGGGACGGGAGCGGAGCTGGACAAGATGCTTCATGAAGCTGGGATCATGCGGACAGAGTGCTATCTGACTAACCTGTACAATGCGCTGCCGCCGCGACGAGACATCGCAAACCTGATCGCGGTGAAGAAGAAGGACATCACAGCCGGGCATGTCCTCCTCCAAGGCAAGTATGTCCTTCCGGAACTCAAGGCAGGCTACGACGCCCTTCTGCGGGAGATCGACCTAGTCAAGCCAAATCTCATCATCGCCCTGGGCAATGCCCCAATGTGGGCATTGACGGGGGAGTGGGGGATACTAAAGTGGAGGGGGTCGATGCTGGAAATGTCTGGCCGCCAGATCAAGGTCATCCCCACCTTCCACCCGGCCACGATCATGAAGGACTGGTCAACCCGCGCTCTTGCTGTGCAGGACCTGAAGCGGGCGAAGGGGCAGGCGGCTAGTCCGGTCTACTCCAAGCCTGACTGGAACTTCATTATCCGCCCCTCCTTTGAGGCAGCCCGGACTGTCCTGGACAGCCTGATCAGCCGCGTTGCCCAAGAGGAACTCTGGGTCGACCTGGATATTGAAACTCGCGCAGGCCACATCGCTTGTATCGGCCTGTCCTGGTCCTCTACGGAAGCGCTTGTAATCCCCCTGATGTGCCTGGAAAACCCGGACGGATACTGGACTGTCGAAGAGGAAGCCCAGCTCGTCTGGCGTATCTACAAACTATGTACCGCCGCCAAGGTGAAGGTCCGCTGGCAGAACGGCCTCTACGACGCCCAATACATCTGGCGCCATTGGCACTTCGTACCACGGGGCGCTCAGGACACCATGATTTCCCAGCATTCCCTCTTCGCCGCCCTCCCCAAGGGCCTCTCCTTCATCGCCTCGATGTACTGTGACTGGTACGTCTACTGGAAGGATGAGGGGAAGACCTGGTCGGCTACCCTGGGGGAAGATCAGCTCTGGTCTTACAATGGCCAAGATTGCATCTATACCCGCGGTGCCGGAGAGACTCTAGCCAAGGTTATCCAGACCTTTGGTATGCAAGAAGTCGAGGCGTTCCAGCAGTCCCTCTTCTGGCCGGTTCTCCGAGCCATGCAGATCGGAGTGCGGGTTATTCCTTCCGCCAAGGCCGAGATGGCCATGCTCATTCAAGATGCAATCGCCGCCCGCGAGAAGTTCCTCTTCGATGTACTCGGCTTCTCCCTAAACATCGCCTCCCCCAAGCAGATGATCGAACTATTCTACGGCGACTTGGCCCAGAAGCCCGTGAAGAAGCGTGCTCAAACCCCATTCGGCTATGAGATGCGCCCGACCTGTGATGATGAGGCCCTAACCGAGATCGCTCGGCGGGAACCCTTGCTCAAGCCGGTCTGCAATGCCATCGCGGACCTACGCACCCTGGGCAAGTTTCTCAAAGATTTCGTGATGATGCGGCTGGATACGGATGGTCGCATGAGATGTTCCTTTAACATTGCAGGAGATGCCGGTGGAAAATCAGCCCCTTATTCTTATCGTCTGTCTAGTTCTGAAAACGCTTTCGGATCTGGTGGTAATCTTCAGACCATTCCCTCCGAGAAATCCAAGTCGTCTGGCAAGGCGGCTGCTCGGGGTTCATTGGATTTTAGCCTACCTAACATCCGTAGTATGTACGGTCCTGATCCTGGCTTCACTTTCTTCGACATGGACTTGGATCGGGCTGACCTTCAAGTAGTCGTGTGGGAGAGCGAGGATGAAATGCTCAAGACCGCAATGCGGATGGGCGCGGACATTCACCTGCTCAATGTGTTCAGTCTTGACGGGCAGGACCCGCCTCCACTAGAAGAGCTGGTAGAGACCCATCCACGCTATTGGGACCATCGCGGACCCCGTAAGCATAAACGGGAATTCGCCAAAGTCTTCTGCCATGCGACGAACTACCTTGGCAAGGCCAGGACCGTCGCCGCCCACACTGGCCGCACTGTTCATGAGATCGAGCGGTCTCAGAAACGCTGGTTCGAAGCTCACCCAGGCATCCTGACCTGGCACAGCAGGGTCATTGAACAGGTCAATCGTAACCGCTTCGTCGAGAATAAGTTCGGATATCGCTGGCATATCTTCGACCGGATCAATGAGCAGCTTTACCCCAAGTGTGTGGCCTGGATTCCTCAGTCTACTGTAGGGGGAGTGATCAACAGGGCCTGGAAGAACTTCCACGATAACCTACCCGAGGTTCAGGTCCTCCTCCAGGTCCATGACAGCCTCGCCGGCCAGTTCCCCACCCACCGCAAAGCCGCCCTCCTCCCCCAGATGAAACAGCAGGCCTCGATTCTTATCCCCTACGCCGAACCACTCATCATTCCAGTCGGGATTAAGGTCAGCGACCTTTCCTGGGGGGACGTTGAGTGACCCGGCGGCTTGACAATTGGCTTTCCTCCTACATCCAGTATACTTCAGGCACGGAGGCTCCTCGCATCATGCACACCTTCGCCGCCATCACCACGATCGGAGGTGCGCTCCGCCGAAAGGTATGGATCGATCAGATTCGTTTCAAGTGGTATGCCTCCTTCTACACCGTCTTCGTCGCCGACCCTGGAATTGTCAGCAAGTCCACCACCGCCGACCTGGCAATGGACCTGCTCAAGCAAGTTCCCGGAATCAAGTTCGGCCCGGACAATGTAACCTGGCAGAGCTTGGTCACCGCCTTCGCGGGAAGCTGTGAACAGTTCGAGTATGACGGGGTCTATCATCCCATGTCACCCATCACCCTCCTCGCCAGTGAGTTCGGCAACATGATGAATCTGGCGGACCAGGACATGGTGAACCTGTTCATCACCCTGTGGGACGGGCGGCCGAGCTATGAGAAGCAGACCAAGATGTCGGGGAATGATATCGTGGAAGCGCCCTGGATAAACATGCTGGCCTGCACTACCCCCAGCTGGATCACGACGAATATGTCGAGTCTGGCTACCGCCGGCGGCCTGACCTCCCGGACTATCTACGTTTTCGCGGAGCACAAGGAGAACCTAGTAGTCCGCCCGAAGAACGCTGTCCCCAAAAACATCGCCAAGCTGAGAGAGGACTTGATCCACGACCTGGAGCATATCTCGATGAACCTTGTGGGGGAGTTCTCCTTCACCAAGGCGGCGGAGGACTGGGAGGAGAAATGGTACGAGGAACTCTGGGTCCATCAATACAAGCATGAATTGCCCGACTGGCACAAGGGATATCTCGCCCGGAAGCAAGCCCACCTGAACAAGATCGCCATGATACTGTCGATCTCCGAGGGTGATAGCCTGTGCATCACAGACGAGCATTACGGGGTGGCGAACAACCTCCTCCTGTCCCTTGAATCCGACATGGCCAGAGTGTTTGCGAATGTCGGGCGGAGTGAGGCGGCGATCGAAGCCAACCGCCTGATCGAGATCGTCCACCGGAACAAGTCCATCTCCATGCAGGCGGCTTACAAGCAACTCCAGATGGCCTTCCCTGACGCGCGGGATTTCACTGGCATATTGCAGGGCACAATCCAAGCCGGCTTCATCCGGTTGGAAAGCACGCCAGAAGGGATGGTGCTGAAATGGATAGGGGAATGAGTAATACGGACGGACAATCCGGGGATTATACGGCCGCACCAACCGAGTCCTTAATCACTACCTCCCTCGGTTACTGTTGCATCTGGAAGTTCTTCCAGCTTTTCCCTTCGACCCAGACAGTAAGCTATCGCCTGGGAATGGCCCCGAGGACAGTCCGGAAGTGGAAAGCCATCTCGCGGGAACGGGGGTGTCAGAACTGTACCAACTGCATGAAGGAGATCAAGCTACCATGAACGCGACGACCAAGGAAAAGAGAAGCCTGGAACGCCAAATCCACGACCTCAAGGCGGAACGAGAGGTGTTGCGCTCTGCTTTGCAATCCGAAACCCTCAAGGCAGAATACCTCCATTTCATCATCAAGGATTTGATGCGGGTAGTTTCAATCAGGGTATTCGAGTTCATGCCGAAAACTATGGGGGATCGGGTCAAGCGTATCCTGATTGCCGACCCCCGCAGAATCCCAGGGATGTATGCAGAGCATCCCTTTTATGCGCGCAGTTCCATCCTCCCTGCAATTCAACGTTCTTCGGAAGTTTGCCGTAAAGCTTGAACCATTCCAGTGGTTTTATCTTGTGACCCCTTGCTACTGCCGAACTCAAAGCCATACAAATCTTTAACAATGACTGTCAGGGCCCCCAGCAAATACACAATCAACTCCCTGTTTGCAGGCGGAATGTCTTGTGTAAAGAGAGCCCAGCCAGACACAACGAAAGCAACAAGCGCGCCGTAGGCCAGGATATCCGCTCGAATGTTTGTACGGCCGGCCTTCACATAATCCGCATCGCGTGTCCGAGCACTGTTCCGATCCTGCACAGTCAGCTCTTCAAGTTTAATTTCCTTTTCCTCTAGGAATTTCTTGAAATCCAGTTCAGCCGCCTTGAGCTGGGTAAGCTGTTCCGCCGACAGTTTTTGATTCGAGAGCAGGTCTGTCACCGCCTCCACTGTTTTGTCGCCGAGACCCAGTTTCTCTGCAATGAAGCCGGCGGCTGCTCCTCCAAGCGGTCCAAGCAGTGCTTGTCCTAATGTAGGTACAAGTCCTTTAATCCAATCAGCACTCATTATACAAGCCCTCCAGAATAACTCGGACCATCGGTCCCAAAGAATGCAGTCAGCACTTTCTGCCTCATGCGCGGATCAAAACTGATATGCACCCACCCTCCCTCCATGATCAGCTGGTCGTACTGGATCACGTCCTTCAAGGCCCTGACAATCTGAAACGGAGTGCCGGCCTCTCTGCAGGTAAAGTCCACCGCCCATCCTTTCGGGTGAGCCTTCCCTGCTAGGTAATCCTGCCAGCTGGTCTTCGCATCCCGCTTGTGACGGACACACCACTTCTGATAGTCCTTCTCACAGAGCACCCGCTCAAGGGCTTCACACCTGTACCCACTGTCAATGTGGATCTGGCGGCCCCCCAGCACCCTTCGCACTTCCTCCATCTTCTCCGCGGTAGTCCTCATACAGGTCACAATCCCTTCGCTTGGCGAGTTGTCTAGTCCAAGGCGAGCAGCTGTAGAGCTTGCGACAAGTTCGGCAAGACTGAAGTGGGGGCTCAGCATCATTTTGGTCTTCCCATAATTTCACCCGCTTTTGCGAAGTCGATAACCCCGTGCGAAGCGAGCCAAAAGGCGACGTAAGTAACAGCCGCCCCAACGATATAAACCACCGCTCGAAACGCGGATTTTCCAAGTTGAAGATAGACTTCACGCCACAAGTCCTCCTTAAGTTCCTCGATAATTAAAGCTCGCTCTTCAGCGCTAAGCCGCCGCTGTTGTTGCTTGGTCGCTTCGCCGGGTTGTTCTTCTTGTCTCTGCGCCCTCATTGAATGTATCCTTTCCAGTTTAAGGTGCCGGTGTAGTAGCCCACCAGGTTGGTGAGGTCGTCGGGTAGTTTCCAGTGTTACTATCTTGCTGGCTGTAATAGGTGACCCCGACACACAAGACTGTATCATTCGTGTTGTACGTAGTGAGTCCATCGTAATAAGTGTTGCTGGTAAAGTTGTCCGCCGGCATCGGCTGGGTCCAGGGAGGAGTGATGTTCTCCGGGACAGCTCGGGCGAAGTCTTGGGGTTGGCGGGGTTCCCAGTGTTCCGGGCATACATAGTATCCCTGCCAGTGACGCTTGAGTGTGGAGGCTTTGAACTTCCTCCCGCACTGATAGCACACCGCATTGTAGTCCCCGAGTGCGAGATAGTCCGCCTTACCTTTTGAAGGGAATCCCATTACTATTCTCCTAGAAGTTCTTTGTCCCGCTTGGCCTGCTGCTTGGCGTTGTAGATATCCTTGCCTCCGAAGACGTGGTAGTAGAGTGGGCGGCCGATGATGGGGAGGTACTGGACAGCTCGCCAATCCCGAGTCCCGTCTGCTTTCTGTTCGCCGGTCTTGAGTAGGGTATCAAACATCTCGAACGGCGGCACACCCAGACTCAGCACCGTCTTCAGTGGTGCGTCTGAGAAGTTCTTCAACTGATACTCCGACATGCCAAAGTTCTTCAGCACATTCAGTCCTACCGTCGTGGCGTTCAGTTCCTCGGTCTCTTTACCCAGCATCCAGTCTGTGATCTGGTTGATAGTGGCATTGGCTAGTCCCAGGATCATTCCATACCGGAGAAGCTTGCTCATCCCCAGCACAGGTTTCCCCGCCTTGATATCTGCATAGGCGTCTGTCCGCACCATATCAAACTGCTTGAGGGTGAAACTATTCAGCATGTAGGCCGCCCGCCCGTTGGGGAAGCGGTGGTACAGCTGCGGCAGTTCCGACTTCGTGATCGGCTGAATCCGGGCGAGTTCACTAAACTGATACAGCCTCACATTCTCGGAATCCCACTTCCCTTGCTGCAGGTCCCGCACCAGCTGGGGGAACTCGTCCCCGAAGGCGGCTTGGTATTTCGACGCAAGCTTCTGAATCCCGGCGGGCGTCTTGACCAGTTTTTCTGCCTTGGCCAGCGAGGCATTCAGATTCACGTCCTTTCCGATCAGATCCGCCTTGCTAAACCCGGCGATCTTCATGGCGGCGTTAAGGGTCTTGGAGGATTTGGCTTGATTCGCAAACTCCGCACTGATAGATTCCACCAACCCAAAGTCTGTTGCATGCACCCGCTCCTTCCCGGTAAGCTTCTGCACCACCGCCTTGGCAGTCGGCAGCATCCCCTGCGTAGCTGCCGTCGAGGCCACGTCCGCGAACTGTTTCGTCGCCGACACCACATTCGCCAGCAGCCCAGCATACACTGCATTCTTGAAGAATTGCATGGCGGGGTGCGCTCCTTGCTCCCCTGGCCCAAAGCGATCCTTGAACATACCCAGCAGGTCCTGCTCGGCCTCCCGCGACAGTTTTCCCTTTTGCATCTCTTCCCGGATGAGATTGCCCACAGACCCTTCCAGGTCCATATACCCCTCTGGCGTCTTGGCATACCCCTTCCCAAACAACTTCGCCTTCTCGATCGCGGTAAGCATTGTTCGGACATAGGTATGATACGCTTCCACGGGACTCGCGTAGAATTGCTGCAGGTCCGGTGTGATCTCTTGAATCGTCCGGCCCTTGGTGAAGCCCGGCTTGAAGTCTTTTCCGGTGTACCCCCGCATGACTTGATTGATGACGTGGGTTTCCTGGACAGGTGTGAGGAGGTCTCCGGATTTCTTCAGGGATTCCTTGTTCGCCTCAACGAGGCGGTCCTCCAGGGTCGACCGGGCGGCTTGTCCGAGACTGTTAAGCAGCCCCTCCAGATCCACCACAATCCGCGGGAAGTAATCTGACAGCATTCCCCGGAGCACGCCCAGCTTCTTCGCCTCCGCCCCGATGTCAGCCAGGCTCTTCCGGATAGTGTTCCATCCCCGAATTAAGGTCAGGTCGCCCGTCGCAATCAGTCCCTTCCGGATCGCCGCCGTGTCATTGGTGGAGATAGCGCGGTCCAACGCCTTCCCTTCCTCTCCCGGCACCTTCCCCAGCGCATCAAAGAATGGCGTAGTCTGCTCTATGTAAGCATGTGGCCGGGTCTTGACTGCATACTCATACTTCTGCAGGCGCTCCGCAAGGGCCGGGCTGATATTCCGTACTCGTGTCATCATGCCGCCCAGGGCCACGTCCGCCGCCTTCATCCCAGGCTTGGCGCCGAAGGCGAGAATCAATCCCAATGCTCCACCCTTCAGTGCCGCTCTCAGTTTATCCTCATCCGCCAGACTTGCCATGAGGGTAGCCCCTGTCCCGGCGGCAGCCATTGCCTTGAGGAGTTGCGGGTCCGCCTTCCCGTGCATGTGGATAGGTCCGGCAAACTTCTCTGTGGGGACTTCGATCCAGCCATGACCCTCAGCGTCCCTGACCTCCTTGCCGCCGAGGGACTTGAGGTAGCGGGTGTAGTCGCCGGCGTATCGGTCGTAGATGGATTGGTGAGAGGGATCGAATCTAATCGTGGGTCTGTTTGGATTATCTGCACCGTAGTGCTTGTCAAAGTCAGCCCGAAGTTCGGGCCACCCCTCCACCTTCGCCACAGTGTCCGCATCCGCGAACCGCACGACACTCTCCCCCTGCTTTGCTGCCTGCGCCAGCTCCTCCCGGATAAGGCGGCGATGGGGGTTCTTGAGGATGGGTCCGACGAGTTCTCCCGCCGCGCCAGCCTCTAAGGCAACGCGCAATTCATTAACTTTAAGTTGAGCATCTCGTTGCGCTATCTTAGCAATAACCCAGTCGTTTTCTCCCCTCAAGGAAGGGTCATCAATCTTCCTGAAAGCTTCATCTGCTTTAATACTAGCATCTTCAGCCTCCTTTAGATCTCGCAGTAATTCCGTTTTTTTCGAGGGGTCTAGCGCCTTCGTATGCTGCGCCAGATCGCTCTGCACCTCCACCACATGCCGCACCCCGTCCTCCTTGAATGAGCGGGTCCAGCCATACAGCCTAGCGTCGTTGAAGTGATTCGCCGCCGAGACCTCCATGTGTTCGGGGAGGCGGTAGAGGGTGGTGGTTTCTTTATAATCGGGATATTTGTCAAAAGGACCTATATCTCTACCAATGTTAGGTAGTCCATAATCCGCATACTGCTCGGTTTTCTTCGCCCCCAGCTCAAAGTCCCCTGTAGCCAGCTTGAACTTGTCCGCCAGCTCAGTCGCCTTGACAGTATCCCCCGGAACCTCGTCCAGAATCCCCTTTACCAGTTCCCGCTCCGGTCCCGTCACATCCTGCCGCTTGAGTTGCTCCTCTACCAGCGCCTTTGGGAACTCAGTCCGATTCTGGGGCAGCCGCTCAAACGTCTTGAGAGTGTAGCGGGAATCCTTCAGGGCAGAGATCAGGGCTGATGCAGGAGCGCGGAGTGCCTCCGCCGCCCGACCTCCCGTCATCCCCAGCACCGCGGCTCCCAGTCCGGCCGCCGCGAGGTCCTGGTCCTTGTAGGCAAGCAACGCCGCCGTACCGCCTGCTGCGATCGCTGCTAGCAACCGCGGATCAGCTTCTCCTTTATAACCTGTACCTATACGGCGCTGTTCGAAGCGTTTACGAGCATCTTCCAGTGATAAAGTACCCTGCTCAACTGCTTTTTGATCTGCTAAATTTTGGTCTAGACGTTTAACTGTGTCTATAAAGTTTGCCTCGGGCGGCAGAACCTCCCCCTGCACCGTCTCAGCCATCGGCCCCTTCATCACTTCCTCCCGCCGGGCCATCATCTCATCCAGCTTAGCTCCAATCAGGGGATTCTTGTTCCTCCAGTATTGCGTCTCCTTGAGCGACGCCCCCTTCTGCATCAACTCATAGGCCTTGTTCGTAGCGTTGATGTCCGCGTCGGCGGCAACCTTTACCTGCCGCGCTGTCAGGGTAGTATCCCCGGTCTCTTTGCTATACTCATCCAGCATGCGGGCGGCAGTCTCAGGACTCACCTGCCCAGCTTGCCTTTCCGCCTGTGGAATCCCGTCCTGCTTCTTCGCCGCCCAGGTAGAAAAGTTCTCAATCGCCGGCTTGGCCGCGTAATCCAGTCCTCTCGCGCCGGCCCCCAGAAACCCTGTATTCACAAGGTCTTCCACATCCGCCTTGGTCAGTGCCCCCTTCGTAGCTCGCTCAACATACTCGCCCCCCTTGCTGATCAGACCCGACGCCTTTTGCAGGACAGAACTCACCTGCCCTTGATCGTATGTATCGCCGTGACCTGCCCAAGCCATGAGTTTCTGGATCGGGTTGCTGAAGGGCTCGGCCACCTTTCGTCCTATTTCCTGAGCAGACTGTTCGACCTCGCGGCGATCTTGCCCTGCTAGTGTGCCAACAATCCGTGATCCCAGGTTTGCCCCCACGCCGAGTGCTTGACCTGGAACACTCAGTGCCATATCGGCCAGGACACCTGTATTGGAGGCGGTGTCTCCTGCGAGAGTACTCAGCCGCCCGGCCAGCGAAGTCGGATCAGAGGGTACTAGTTGCTTGACAGGCTTTGCCCCTAGCGCCTCCTCGAAGCTGACGCTCTTCTTCCCGGCGGCGGGCGGCGTACCCAGTGCCTCTTCAAAGCTCAGTGTAACCATTACTCAGCTCCCCCTTCTTCCCCGTCAATCACATCGAAGCCATCGCCGTTGAAGATGGCCGGACCAGCCGCCGTTTCATAATACAGCCCCTTCTTATACTTCGCCTTATCCGCCCCTTGCATTGGCAGGGCAGTTGTCGGGCTAGCCCCCTTCCCCTTGAAGGTCTTACTGGTCATATCAAACAACCCATAACTCGTCGAGGTCGTCTTGATCGCTTCTTTGTTCGCCTGCATAGCCTGTTCTAGGGCGGTTGCCGCGTCCAGACCCTTGTTGCTTTTCCAGCGGGCCTGTGCGTCCGCAGCAATTGTCCGGGCGGCGAAGTTCAGCTCATCCTTCGGCAGCTCCTTGTAGTCGGGATCGCGCTTGAGCAGTTGCACGGCGGCGAGAATGTCATCCTTCGAGGGGTCGCCTGCAGTGGCTCCGCCTGCTCCACTAACCTTCAGTGTCTCCTTCCTGTAGTCCTTCAGCTCCTTCGCGGCATCCTTCATAATCTGCAGGCGTTGATTGCTGAACTTCTCCCAGGAACTTTCATGCCTTGCCGCCCGCTCATCATCAATCTGTTTCATCTGCAGGTCCAGCTTCTCCTTCGCCGTGAGGGACTGGGCTACCAGTGCATCCCGCAACTGCGGTGTAAAGGGTGCCTTGGCGTACTTATTAAACAGCCCCATCCCTGCAAGCTGAGCATTGGCTTGGTCCCAGGTGGCTTGGTCCACTGCCCCTTGCAGGATCTGTGCAGTCGCCATCGCGGCCTTGTGAGGCATTTCAAGCTGCTTTAGGGCGGTCTCGGCTTGGCGTGCTTCAGCCGCCGTTTGCCTAGCCCTGATAAGGGCCGACTGCCCTGCTATCTCCTGCGCCGGCTTGAGCAGTCCCCTGTCCAGAAAGCCCTGGGCGAACCCGTCGAGTTGATCCGCCATTGAAGCGGGGGAAGGTGGGGTTTGCTGACCGCCCTCAGGACCTGGAGCCTGTCCGGGCAATCCGGGCGGCGGAGCAGTCTGCGCTTTCTTAATACCTGCCATTTCTTGCAGAGCCGCCTTCATAGCCTGTTGATCTGCCAGCTCAGCGTTCTTCGTCGCCGCTTCAGCTTCCAAGTTCTTCGCGTGCATCACCTTCTGCAGTATCCCGGCTTGCTGCTCGACTTGCCCAAGCTGGATAGCAGTCGGTGATCCGGCCGGTCCCAGCATATCAAAATCTGACATTCGAATCTCCTAAGTTGGGATAGTTGCGGTGGCGGCGGCGTTGGTAGTAGTCCCTCCGCCCGAGAGCAATTGCTGTAACCAGTTCGCAGAGTTATTCCCTCCAAGCAGGTTGCTAATCGCATCAATCCCTGTATTAACAGCCTGCCCACCAGCTTGCACTCCCGCCACTTGAGCAGCGGTATTGTTCACCACCTGCGGACTGAGGTTCCCCCCCGCCAGTTGGGTCAGTATCCCAACTTGATCCTTCCACTGCTGTCCGCCGTAATCCTTCAGCGCGGTCATCTGATTCCCGGAGCCCAGGTATCCCGAAGTCGCCAGTCCACGATTCACCGCCTCTAGCCCAGCCTTGTATCCGGGCAGTGCCTCTACTCCGGTCTTCCCCGTCATCAAGTCGCTCAGCATGGTTTGATACTGCCCGCGCTGACCAGAGAAGGGGTCGTATGCCTGGGGAGGGGCGTTGGCAAAATCCTTCAGAGAGTTAGCCTGACCTATACCATAGACAGATCGGAGGAGATCAAGGATTGAATTGGTAGCGGAGGGCAGAAGGGAGGCGGCTGTACCTGCCCCAGGGGTAGTGCCGGCTGGGGGAGTGCCTGTGCCTGTTCCTGTTCCTGCTGTCGTCCCCGGCGGCGTAACAGTCCCGTTCGCAGTTCCTGTGTTGAGGGTAGTCCCCCCACCTGCATTGGGGAACCACGTATTCAGTCCGCCGCCTGTCCCGATACCCCCTGTCGAAGGCAGGAAAGCCTTGGTAGCCGTATCGAATATCTGCCCGGTAGTCGGGTTGATCAGCTGCGTTGAATTGGAAAGGTTCGTCGTCCACCCACCAATCCCTGCCACGGGGGCCGCAACATTCGCTGCATTGCCGCCCGCAGCTGCAGTAGAAATCCAATCCGCCACATTCGTGCCAGGACCGGCTACCATCCCCGTATCGGTCAGGCCGGCGGCTGAGAAGAGATCCCCTCCTCCCGTTGTAGACAGGAAATCCAATCCTGCACTGTTCAGGAAATCTGATCCTTGATACAGTGAGGCAAGGTCTACCTCTGTCAGCCCGGCTGCACCTTCCGCCGCACTTGCACCTGCACCCAGACCGCCCGACAGCAGGTTATACCCACCATACAGCAGTCCCGCCAGCCCCAGTGTATCTTTCCAATTCCACCCATCCTTCACTGCGAACTTTTCGTTGTCCCGGCGATCCTGAACCATCGCACCATACAGGTAATCCAGCTGATCCTTCGGCACGGTGAATCCGACCTGATCCCCCAGCTTTACTCCCTGCTTCACGGCCTGCCGAGCCCAGGCAGTATTCACCGCCTTGTCGCCCTCGGGGGAAGTCACCTTGGCGATGGACTGTGTCGGGTCAGTCGCAAACCCGTAATACAATTCCGCAGTCCCGCTCCTCTGCGCTGTCGGGTTCGGAAACCAGGCAGTACCATCTTCCTGCAGTACCCCTGTATGCTTCATGCCCCAGGGGTCAGTGTAGAAGGGCTTGCCGTCCGGGCCAATCCCAGAGGAGTAGACTGAAGGGGTCTTAAGCAGGCCGCTCGTGTCGAAAGGGGTTGCTGCTGCAGCAGGACTAACCGCTGCTTGAGTTGTGGGTGCTGCCCCCTGCATTAATTGCTGTACCTGCGTCTGATCAGCTCCCGGCCCCCAGCGATTACCGGCCGTAGTGGGATTGATCCGCTGATCGTATTCCTGTGCAGTAAGCTTCTCCCCCGTAGCCTTGTTGTACAGGTCGGCAGCTTCTTGCAGTCTTTGCGTTTGCACATCCCCAACCAGCACCCCGGCGGCGTTGTAGCCCAGTCCAGCCGAAGCTGCGGGTGCGACCTTCTCCCCTGCCGCCTGTGCGGCCGTCCCAAAGTTTGCTTTCACCTGCTCGGGCGACTGCCCACTAACCAGTTGCTGGGTCCAGTACTCCAGCCCACCTGCGTCCGGCGCCCGGCCAAGCATCTGCTGGTACAGTTGAGTAATATAATTCCGTGCTGTTGCTGCGTCCATGGAATACTCCTAGGTCAAGATATCAAAGCGTAGATTCTAGTGCCACCACCCCCGCCAGGACTCATCGTTCCCGTCAGGTATTCTTGCTGTTCATACTGGCCCGGCCCGTAAATAGTCCCTGTCCTTACATCGTCTACATCAGGAAAGTGATGATGCGAATGGTAGGGAGATGGAGCAGGGCGTAAAACAACCGTTGATGGCGTGGCATGATGTGTCCTTAGAACCACCTTGCAGAAATTAGGGACATTGAAATAAGGCATATCAAGTCCCGTCTATGTTGGCTGGAACTAGCGTGTTTACTGTAGTCCCTGATTTATCAGGAGAACCTGCTAGATAAGCCACGACATAATGATTGACACCGGGAAAGTTGCTTGCCAGATCGTAACTACCATCTGTACGTGACTGCACTTCATATCCTGCAAAAGAGTCATCTGAGGTTCTAAAGGCTTGTACTGTAACCCCCGACAAAGGAGCGTCCGTTGTATCAACACAAAGCCCTTTGATGAACTTCAGCGATTGCGTCCCCAATCCGTTAATATTCCATGTGCGGCGCATCTGTCCGACAATCTGATAGCCCTGTCCCGAATCTCCACCACCATCCATGTGCATGGTTGCAGAGAATTGCCAAGAACTTTTCCAGTTAAGCGGGTCTGGTTCTTTCCACGGGTTTCTGTCTTGCCAAGGCTTGTTACAGATGACTCCGGGGATGGGCAGAATAGTTTCAGAAAATGAAACCTGAAGGCCATTGAACGCTGAAAACCCACCCCCAGTTGCCCCTACTGTTCCAAATTTATATTGAACAGGCATTGTTATCCACCCATTGCGTCAGCAAGCTCATGCCTTGCCGCTAACAATTTCTTTTCGTCGGGAGTACCTACTAGGGCAGTATCATAAGCCGGGACTAGGATTGGAGAACGAAGCCCCATCTTTTGTTTTACGTGATAGTTCTTGAGAGTATCTTTGGCAGTGTCAAGCATGTACTGTGTGAAAACTTCGTCAGTTATAGACCCACTTACCGCCATAGCCCCTGAGCGCATCAGCGTGATTTGAATCATTGCTACAGGCGTGTCTCCGTGTAGATCATCCATGTTTTTCATTAGGCACCATGCTTTCTGCAAACAAGAGGATTCCCAATACGATGTTGCTTGAGACATCTTGGGCAAGTCCATCTGAAACAAGCCTCACAACTTGCCCATACTCCGGGCCACTCATGCCCAACGAATGACACCCCACAGCATCCACACTTTGAGCGATGGAAGCTAAACCACCACCGAAGCAGCCTTGAAATCATCACTCATTAACCACCGCATAGATGTCAACAACTGCCGAATTTGCAGTGATATTCCATGCACACATGGCCTGACCACCAGCAGGAATCGTAAGACCCCACGGGAATGTATATGCAACACCTGCTCCAACCAAAGCAGCCATTGAGAATCTACGGAAGAATTGAGTAGGCACAGTCGGGGCGGTACCAAAAGCCACAGCCCCCTGCGTGAGACCTGTTGGGCCTGCAAATTCTTCTGCAAGGAAGGCTACGCCACCCGTAAGAGTAGGGGTGTTTGCTGTCCGTCCCAATCCAACAACGCAGGCGGTAGCAGCACCATTGACATATCCCCACTCAAGCAGAGAAGGCTTATTAGTCGCAGGGGCGAGGAAAGCATGTGAGGCTGCTGCAATGGTAGTTACTGTAGTACGTTGAGCTAACGAATAAATTGCCATGATATCTCCTTAGGATTCCTGAACTCTCACCTCTACAGTGAGGCGAGTACAGGTTGTTACAGAATCAATTGAAAACCCAAATACATCGCCGGCGGCTACAGTGGTAGTCCAGGTCGTCAGGGAGGTGTCGGAATTGAGTTGCTGCGCTGTGAGAGTCGGCTTCTCCGTTCCTGCTATAGTATCTGCGACAGTAGGAATTGCCCCGGCGGCCTTCCACACATCCACCACAGCACTCCCTGCAGCATCCGCCACCACCGACCACTGATCAATAGTCCCGGCGCGCTGGCATACCAGATATCCTACAGACCCTACGGTCGGCGGCGAGCCTCCCCCATCAAACACCATGCCTACAGTATAGGTCGTCGCGGACGGGATCACCAGGGAATACAGATACGTAATGGCCTGATCCACTTCATTAAACCACTGAATCCAGCGGGGATGAAAACGAGCGACCTGCTCTGACAGTTTCTCAAAGATCGGAATTTGGGTCGGGGACGGTTGATTCAGGCTCACAGCGTACCCTCTTCTATCTGCATTTCCATCGCTTCGATCCTAAAGGGAAGCGGAGCGTTATACTGAAAATGGTACGCCCTCTTGACAAAGGTACCACAGTTAGTCAGGCGGGTTTTATCCAGTGACAAGTCAATCTGTCTGTAGTTACTCCAGGTCTTATACCCGTCCTGAGTATAGCGTACATTCAGATAAGCCTTGGCGTAGGTTTTTGTCCCTGAGTTTATTGGCCGATCGCATATCACGTCCAGGATCTTCAGGTATTTCCGCCGCCGTGTTTGCCCGTCAAAGATCGGGGTGACTATACTGAAATCAATCGCTTTCTGGGTACTGGCTCCAGAAAAATCAGTACCCGTAATCAACGAGGTTGAGTACAGCGTCCCCGGATAGCTCTGATAGTAGGTCAGCACTGTATTGCCTGAGAACAGAACAGCCGAGCTGTAAAATGGAAGCACACCGTTATACCATGTCCAGATATACCAGTACTTCAAATCTATATCATACGCCAGCGTCACTCCAAACGTATCGGATGAGATGCAATAGAACGTATGACCTGGGATTACCTGAATGAAGGAGTACAGATTAGTACTCACCCCGCCAGAACCAGAAACCACCTTATCCACATAATCGTTGCTGATGTTCTCAACCGTCAGGTTATTCATGCAGACCACAGATACTGTACCCGCTTTGGTCAGCGAAACCCAGTACAAAGTCCCATTGATATCCTGAAGTGTCCGGGCATTTAAGCACCCATAATTAAGCTTGGAGCCTGTCTGCCGGGCGAGCGGACTTCCAGTCGCATTACCTGCATTATAGAATACTTCTGTACTGTACTGCTTAAACGCAATAACGTAGGAGAGTTGCCGGGCCAGAGCTATCCCTGCATCTGGTTCGATCTGTGCCTGAATCTTGTTCAGGGAATTCCAGCTCAGGGGGTTATTGAGGTCTGATCCGTAAATGTAAGCTGACGAATCCATCACATAATACGTCCCGTCAAGCCAGACTGCCCCATACACTGTGCTGGCAGGGTAGTCGACATCCGTCACCTGGGTTACAATGCCGGTACCAGAGTTGTACTGATACCCCGCTACGGCATTGTGGAAGAAGACTGTAGTAGTAGACGTAATGCTTGTAACGAAAGAATACAAAGCCGTATCATCGGTACTGAGAACAAGGGCTGCTGACGTCCCTGTCAGTACATCAGAGTAAAAGGAATCCCCAAACACTCCGATCAGGGTAGACCCATTCCAGTTATACAAGCCCCTTCCATAAGCTTCAGGCTCAGAGTGGTAAATAAAACCCGGGCGCTTATACACTGCGTAAGTTCCGGAGGGTAACTTCTCCGTATACCCATTAATGATGCAGGGACCCTTATACAAGGACTCCTGACTCGGCAGCATATCCGGCTGAATATTGAATGAAATCCGTAGTGGTTTCCCGTCCGGCATCACATTCCCCTGAAGGGACTCGTCCCCATTGTCAGGCGGGTGTCGGGCTGGAAGGTCGTTCCGGCGTCTTCCACGTCCCAATTTTCCAACATGTCCCGATACTGCTCAGCTTTCTGCTGGCATCGCTTCATGATGGACTGGGGCTGACCGGTGGAGATGTCATCTGCCAGGGCCCACCGGAGGAATATGAACCACTCCTGGGGGAACATCATGGTATCGTTGAGGCTAATCAGATTCGTAACCTGCTGGGTGATGTACAGATGGCAGGTCCCAGTTGCCGCCGTGCTGTCGGGGAGGAGCCAGAAGTGAACCTTCAGCCGGTCGTACAGCTTCTCAACATAGTAGGAATTGATTTGGCCGGAGTTGCTGACCTGGCTGAGCATAAGCCACTCGTTCGCAGAGAGAACTGTGAGCGGGCGGCGAATCCCATTCGAGTCTTTATAGTAAGCCTGCACCACCCGCAGCGGCTTGACAATGTTGATATCCCCGTTCGGCATCAAGGTATAGTCGCCCTGGTCCTCTACTAGTGGCACATTCAAATCATACATGAGCCAAAGCTTCAGCCCCTGCGTCTGTTCCAGGTTGATGATGTCATTCAACCGCATCATGTACTTAGCGAGCTGTTCTGAAGAAGGGTCCTGCCCCTCTTCCAGCAGACCCGCATCCTCCATCGCGAAGCGGATGATCCGGGCGGGAGTGTTGAATTCGGAAGGAGTGGTCATGCGGCATCTCCAAAGAATATCTGGACTGGATTAAGCGGAAAGATAGTGTAAGGCTTGAGGTAGGCCGGCGGCTCTTCCATCTTTAGGTTAATGTGGAAGCCGGGAACGGCGGCTTTCTCTTCCACCAGTCCCTCAGTTGTTTCAAGCTGCTTGCCCGTCGACTTGTACACCGTTCCTACTAGGTCAAGTGCCCACTCGTGACTGGCCTGCCGCCAGACCTCAACCCCGTCATCCGTCTTGCCCAGAAAGTCCTGCATAACCTTTCGGGCCTCAGCTTCATCTGCGAATCTCAGAAATATTGTCATGTTGAAAGTACCGGAAGAACTGGGTCAGGTTGACGGATGTTGTAATAGGAGAGGGAGGAAATCCAGCCGTTGATGAAGCCTGATCCATTGGCCGAACCAATTTCTAGCCTATCAACGGATGGGATCGTCGCTACCGTATCCGTTCCCGCTGCCGTTCCAGCAAGTGAATATCCGATATTGTTTGCTTGGTATGCAAGAGCCGCTTTGTAGGCGGTAAGAGCTGTCGTATTGTAGGTTCCTGAAGAACTGTTTATGTCCCATTGAGCAACCCCGCCAGTCGTGCCAGCCGCATACGTTCTATTGTTTGTGCTGATCTGATTGACGGTAATGAAGTTGTTTGATGTTCCGTCGCTAGCACGAACAACTGTCGGGAAGGTTGCCGCAGTAACAGCGGCTTCATTCATAAACCCAACAACAATCGTCCCCTGCGTCGCATTCCAGAAGCTCGTGAAGTTCGCTCCGGTGATGGAGGCTACGTCAGCAGCGCGGGTGACGGCAGCGGTTGTTGTTGGACCAATATACGAGGTGACAAAAGCCCCAACTTCATTCTGCATACCCCATGCAAGGTAGGTAGCATTGGATAGCCGTGTGTTACTGTTGTCTGCATTGGCAGACTGAATAACAACAGAAGCGGCGGTATCCGTTGCAATGGTCACCGTAAGGCTAATTCGATACCAACTGTTGTTGATTGATCTGATTTTAGAACCAACAACAGTATGCGTTCCGGCTGATCCCTCAACCGTTCCAGCTACTCCATTAAGAATGTCAAACCAAGCGCGTGTTATCCCGCCAGCGCTTGTATAAGCAATTTTCACCCACTGTGGTGCACCAGCCCCTGAGCGTTTTACAAACCAACTTTGTGACTGTGTGGTTCCCGCTGATATAGTTATCGTTTGGGCCATAGAAGCGGTCCCCACACTTCCCTCTGTCACTAAGTCGGCCGTGCTTGCTCCTGTCGGGGCAACTCCAGCATCAGCCGTTACAGTAATATCCGTCTTGCCCCAACTTGCATTATCTAAAGTTTCCGACTGAAGGCAGGAGTTCGTCCTAGCTTCCTCAATCAGCAGTCCTCTTGCTATGAGGGTGGCGGGGTTGTAGTCGAAGCGGGCGGCATCTGTCAGGGCAGTCTGCAGTGTCCCCGTGCTGTCAAAGTACGTCCCGCTCGACGCGCGGGTGAAGGTGATCAACGCAGTCCCTCTACTAGGAAGCAAAGAACCCGTCTGCGCAAACAGATACTGCAAGCTCGCCTGAACCCCGGAATAAGCTGGGTTCAGCAAGCTCGACGGTTGCAGACTGAGACTCATAGCTGCGTCAAATCCCGCATGACACTGATGTTAAGGGTACCCGCGGCGGCGACTTGCACTACACTCAGTGTTGCATTGTCCGGAATCCGAATGTACTCAATCTGAAAGGCGGGCAAGTAGGACCCTACAGTAGCACTGGCCACAATCCCTGTGGAAGGAAGGTTGTTCCCTGGATTCACCACTAGATAGTAGCAATCACTGGTAGCTAGCAACCTGACATTCGTCCAAGCCCTCAGAGGATCTTGAGACTGTATGGCCGCGCTCGTCCCGGCTGTCCCCGTATAGGCGACATTCTGAAAACCGGGATTAACCTGTGTAAGGGTAGGAACCATTATACGATTCTCCTATTCTTGCGGACAGTCACGACAATCGTGCCCTGGTTCTGTGGGGTGATGAAACCAACTGTGTTCAGGACCAGTCGCCCGGTCGCGTTCTGTCCACTGGTATCTGGAATCCCGCCAAACTTGAACCATTTATGGCAGGAATTCACGCCGGGGGTAAGGGTCCAAGCTGGCTGCACGTCCGTCGTGGTCTGGAAACCGAGCTGCACCGTGAAATTCTGTACCTCATACCAGCACTCCCACAGCACCATATCCATGCCGGCGGCGAGCTCTGGCTTAAAATCAATCGTGGGGTCAATGAAGACCTGATTATTCAATTCCCCTGACAGCCCATCACTCTCCAGATACACATAGAAAGTAGCCTTGTCAGGGCTTTCAACCAGCTTGCGGATGTCTACAATGTTTGCCATTTAATTGAGGGAGGGGTTATCCCCCTCCCTTCCTCACAGGTTAGACCGCAGGCGGGGCGTACTCGGTCCAGGTGATGCTGGCCATACCAACCGCGGCTGTCGTGACATACGCGAGCTGGATACTGGTGCCTGGAACAAGGATGATCGCACCCTGGATTTCGTCCCGAATATAAGGCGGGGTGATCTGGCTAGCCGCCGTCGGGCCGCCCAGGGTCCGCACAAACACAGGAGTGCCGACCGTGGTTGCCGCTGTATCCACCTTGGCAATCGAATCCGTAGCCGACCCGAAGGTCAGGGCATTCTGGATCTGATTGATGGGGGTGGTATGAGTGACGGCAGTGCTGCTCGGAGCCGGCGACATAGCAATGCCGACAATCGAGGCACCTGCGGGAGCGGTGGTGAAGGCCCACTCCACCTGGATCACGGCAATATTCTTGCCAGACCCATACGGGTTGCACAGGATCAAACCTGTAGCGGTAGTCGACAATGCCGACAGGGTTACGCCGGCCTGAGTGCTGGCACTCCACACCAGTCCCTGCCGAGCAAGTCCATAAACGTCCATTGACATGATATACTCCTTTTAGACTGCAGCGGGATTGATGAGACCGGACTTATCAACTGCACCGGTGATCGGGGAGAAGTTCTGACTGAAACCAAACGC